ACATTTAGTAAAACTAGCTGGTGTATTACAGAGAATTATATCTAAATCACAAGGTGAATCTGATGAATCAATGTTATTGAGTGATGAAGAGAAGGCTGAACTAATGGGAACACTTCAAGACACTGTTGATGATTTACAGAAAGAAAGTGAAAAACTTGAAGGAATAAAAAATAAAACTATTTCATCGGGATATACGGAGAGTTAAATGGGTTCAATATTTACAACAATACCTGGAAAAACAATAAAAGGATTTGCTGGAAAAAGTTATCCAGTGCCTATGTATTTACAATTTGTTCCGGGTAATGTAGTTGAAGTAGTTCATTCGGCTGAAAGTGTTAGATATGGTGGACCTCAAACTTTAAATACTATTATAGCTTTACCACATATAAAAGATGGTGTTGCGAAAAAAAGGTCTTCAGCTGGAGAGGAGTTTAGATACTATCCACTTTTAAGGACTATGCATGATATTCCATCAAAAGGAGATCCAGTTTTACTGTGTACGATTGGTAGAATTAATTATTATTTAGGACCACTAAACACTCCAACCAATTCACCAACTTGGAATGATGACCCATCTCTTTTACCTGAATTAATGGCGACATTTACTCAAAACAATGATACTACAGTTAGAGGTTTGAAGGGTGAAAGCCCAAATTTTAATAAAGAGATTTCATATTCTCGATTAAGTAAAATTAGAAAAGGGGATTTAGATTATGGAGATGCTGTTAAAGAGACAACTGGTGATACTTTAATTGAGGGTAGACATGGTAACAGTATTAGAATTGGTAGTCGGAGTAACAACCCTTATATTTTTTTATCAAATGAAAGAGTGCCAACTAACACATTTGAAAATATATCTGATGGTACATTAATTAGTATAACTTCTGATGGAACTTTACAAGAACATTTTAATGGTTATTATGATGTGGAAACTGAAGAGAGTATAAATGGATTTCAGTTATCATCCGATGGTATTGAAGATAACACTTATCCAATTGGTGATATTCACTCGGATTTAAACAATGGTGCTGATATTCAAGAAACAATTTATGGATATAATGGGAATCAAATATTATTTCACTCTGATAGAATAACAATAAATTCAAAACTTGATGATATTTTTATATCATCAATTAAAGATATACATATTGGTGCTAGTAGGCACATGTCAATAAATGCACCAAAGAGTTTAAATGTTTTATCTGATAATGTTAATATTGGTAATTCAAATAGAGCCACTATGGAGTCAATGGTATTAGGTGAAGCCTTAAAAGAAGTATTGAATGACATCATTAATTTAATACCATCAATAACAATAACAACACAATTAGGGCCACAATCACCAATGCCAACCATACAGGCTGATATACAAAAAATTACAAATAAGATAGAAAGTATTACAAGCACAAAACACAAAATAGAACAAGGATAGTTATGAAAAAGAAAAAACCAAATATAAAAACTATAATCAGAAAAATCGTTAGAGAAGAAGTTGCGATGGCAATAGGTGAGGTGGTTAATGAATTAAAACAACCAACTGAATCTGAACCACAACCTAAAAAAATAGTTGAAAAAAAATCATTTACAAATAATTCAGTATTGAATGATGTATTGAATGAAACAGCTCAAGATGATGGTTGGAAAACACTGGGTGGTGGTGAGTTTACGTCTAATAGAATGAATGAATTAATTGGTGGACAATATGGTGATATGATGAATGGGGCACAGCAAGTTCCATCAAGTGACCCAATGAGTCAGTTCTTAAATAAAGATTATAGTCAAGTATTAGAAAAGTCAATAGAAAAATCTAAAAACAAACTTGGAAGATAACAGTGGGATTAAAACAAGATATAATAGATGCTAAAATAAAAGCGGCCAAGGAGTCAGGTGTATCAGAACCACTTGATACCTCTAATGGTTCTTTTATTGAAAGAGAAGCTCATTATATGTCTGAAGCTATAGTTAAAACAATGACTGAGGCCGATTTTACTATAACACAATTAAAAGCTCCAGTAGTAGTTGAAAAATTAAAAACACCAGACCAACCTGTTAATATTCAATTAGAAACTTTATTAGGTGAATATCAACCTATATTAAAAACATTGAAACAAATTGGTGACCCACTTGGATTAGGAGCTCTCATTGATTCATTGGAGGGTGAAATTGAAAAAGCTGTATTACCCCTATTACAAGGTGGTGCTAATTTACCAGGATTTGATTTATCAAAAGATAACACAGATGAAGACCCTAAAAAAATAAAAGAAGGAGATGGTGGATTAGATGCAGTTGGTTACGTTTATATTGGTGAAGATCCAGACTCACGAGATGCATTTGATACTGAAGATGAAGATGGGCAAAGAGAATTTACAACTGTAAAATTAATACCTGAAGATGGGGATAAATTATTATAATGGCGATTAGAGATACATCAAGAAAACCTTATATTCAAGACAATGATACTAATGTTAAAGTTGGTATTGATTTACCAATTCGTAGAGATGATGGGTTAGATGGTTTTTTTGCAACTACTTCAACAACCATTGAAGCTGTAAAAAATAATATAAGAAATTTATTGCAAACTAATGAGGGTGAAAGATTTTTTCAACCAAACTTAGGTTTGAATTTAAGAAGTTTATTATTTGAACATATTACAAATGAAAATTTAATCGGTATACAAAATTCCATACTGGATAAAATAGAATTTTGGTTACCTTTTGTGGAGGTAAGAGATATACAAGTTTTAAGTAGAAACAATACAACAGACATTGGAGCTAATGAAATTAGAGTAAAAATATTATTTAACATAAAACAAGACCCGAACACTTTAGATTCTGTAGATTTAAATTTTAGTGGTAACATATCAGAAACAGAATCGACAACAACTGGTGGTGGATATTAATTGGAGATAAGAAATGCCAACATATGGTAAAGAAAATTTTAAAGAATCAAATATAAATTATTTAAATAAAGATTTTACAGCATTAAAAGAATCGTTAATGGATTATGCTAAATCTTATTTTCCAAATACATATCGTGATTTCAATGAAACATCACCTGGTATGATGTTATTAGAAATGAACGCATACGTTGGTGATGTATTATCATTTTATGTCGACCAACAATACCGTGAAATGTTACTACCATTAGCAGAGGAAAGAAGAAACATAATCACAATGGCTAAAATGTTTGGATATAAAGTTAAACCAATTGTTCCATCTTATGTTGATTTAACCTTTACATCGGAGGTTAATGCTTCGAGTGGTGATGTATCAAAAGTAGATTATTCAAACGCGGGAACATTTGATGCTGGTATTGAAATAGCATCTGATACTGATGCGAATATTATTTTTACAACATTAGAACCAATTGATTTTAGAATTACAGGCTCAAATGATGGAGATACTATTGGGACAACAGCTGCTAGTGGTTTAGCTTCAACTTACACTTTGTCAAGAACTGTAAAAGCTGTAAGTGCAACTGAGAAAACAATTTCATTTCAAGTTGGAGTACCTGAAAAATTTAAAACACTAACCATACCTGATACTAATGTTATTGATATTATTTCTTGTGTGGATTCAAATGGAAACAATTGGTATGAGGTTGATTTTTTAGCACAAGATAAAGTTGTAATTCAAACACACTACACAGATGATATTAATAGAGATTCAGCATATGTTGATGCTACGGGTTTAAGTTCAACTTCAGCTGTCCCATATTCTTTATCATATATTGCAACAACAAAAAGATTTACTCGTGAAACAAATCAAAACAATACGACTTCATTAGTGTTTGGTAATGGTGTGTTAAAAGATGGTCAAGTTGTTGATGACAGCTTTATTGATACGGAACAAATTGGAATCATAATACCTGGACAAACTAATGATTTGAACAATGCTATTGACCCATTATTAGGTGATGAGTACTCAACACTTGGTGAAACTCCAAACAATACAACCCTAACCATTACTTATAGAGTGGGTGGTGGAGTAAGTTCAAATGTTCCAAGTGGTGATATATCTACTACACCATCCTTAACTGCGCAGAATGGAAATACTTCTGCGACATTAACAAGTGTGACAAACAATCGTCCAGCACGTGGTGGTAAAGATGAAGAAGACACAACTGAAATAAAAGAAAGAGCTAAAGCATTTTTCTCAACACAAAACAGATGTGTGACAAAAGAAGATTATGAAGCTAGAGTATTGAATGTTCCAAGTAAATTTGGTAATATTGCAAAAGCTTATGTTGCAAGAAACATAGAAGGTGATACTGCCACAATAGGACAATCCGAACTTGATGAAGCAGCTTCATTTTTACAATCTGAACTTCAAAGTATTGCAACTAATTTAGAATCTTCTTTTAATGATTTGATACAAATTTCTCTTGATGAAACTGTTATAGATGTAACGGATGCGCAAAAAATAGGCAATCAATTAACAAAAGTACAAAATTTACTTTCAAACCAAGTTCCAGTAATACAACAAACTGATATTTCTACATTTGAGTTGTCATCTATTAACATTTATTTATTGGGATATAATAATTTAAAACAATTAGTTGGTAATCCACATAGTTCTACTTTAGGAACAATTGATAATTTACCAACTACTTTAATGTCAAACATAAAAAACTATTTAGAAAACTTTAAATTGATGACTGATACCATTACAATAAACGATGGATACATTGTAAACTTTGGTGTTATATTTGATGTCATAGCTGAAAAGTATGCTGATAAACAACAAGTAAAATTAAAATGTATTCAAAAAATAAAAGATTATTTTAGAATTGAAAAAATGCAATTCAATCAACCAATTTATAAAAGTCAATTGGAATTTGAATTAATGGGAGTTGAAGGTGTTCGTTCCATAGGACATGTAACGATTACACAGAAGGATGATTATAATACTGATGTAGCCGATGCTGATTTATTAGACTCAACTTATAGTTATTCATATGCTAACAATGGTACATTTGAAGACTCAACAATTAATGGTGGAGGAACTGCTGGTTATGGATTTAAATATGATTTCCAAACTGCACTTTCCGATGATAAATCAATCATATTACCACCATTAACATCAACACCAACGGTTTTTGAATTAAAGAATCCAAATACAAATATTCAAGGGAGAGTTAGATAATTTTAAGAGTAATTATATAAAAATTTTATATTTATAACTGAGGGAAAATATCTTTTTAGTGGAGAAAAAAATATGTCAAATTTAAATGATAAGGTAATATCAAGTAATTTTCAAAAGTTACTTCAAATCACACACAGCACAAATGCAGTTTTAGATGGAACTGGTTCTGCTTTTGGTTTAAGAATGAGCGGTTCAAACATCGCAATAAATACAGCTCCTGCTGATGGTATTGATTTAGCAGTAGCCGGAACAATAAGTGCTTCAATTATATCAGCTTCTACTGGTGTATTTGGTGCTAACACTGTGCGTATTGGTGGAATTTCATTGTCAGAAAACGAAGATGGTGGAATAAGATTTCAAGATAGTGGTTCGGTTGAATTAGGTGCATTTGCTGGTCCTGGATTTTTTGTATTAACTTCTTCACTTGAGGAACATGGAGGTGGAAGACCTTTATTTAGTTTGACACAACAAGTAGGTTCTACTCCAAATGAAAACATAGGTCAAATCACCACTACAGGAATTAAAGGCGCACAGAGTAATGTTGACTTTGAATATAAATTTGGTATACAGCCAAGTGCTTCAAATCAAGCAGGTGACTTTTTTATTAGTATAGAGCCCGGTATATTTACTGCTAATCCAGATCCAAATACTGCTAGAAATAAACCATCTTTTTACGTTACACAATCAGGAAGACGTATTGGAATGGGTATGTATCCTAATAATGAAAATATGTTAAGTATAGGTGGGGGTTCAGGCACAGGTTCTCTTAGAGGTGGTGGATTATTTGTAAGTGGTTCAGATGTTGGGCATATAACAGCAAGTGGTAACATAAAAGCAGGTGGAACAATAACTGCAGACAACTACGGTGGAAACATAAGTGGTTCATTAACTTCAACTGGTTCATTTGGAACTTTACAATTAGAAGGAGCAAATTTTTCATCAGCTTCAATTGCAGCTGCGATTGCAGGTGCTGATAACTTAGGAAATCACACTGCTACACAAGATTTAAGTTTAGGTGGAAATGATATTTTTAATATTCAAAACATAACCGCAAGTGGAGACATAAGTTCAAGTGGAACAATAATCGCTGAACAAATTACATCTATGGATGATATGTTAGTTACAGATGATTTAATTGTTAATGGTGATATAGATTTAGAAGGTGGACTTGATGTAAACGGAACAACTGAATTGGATAACACAGTTATTACTGGTTCTTTAAAATTAAGTGGTGAAGTGAATATAGGTGGGGCTGGTCAAGGACATATAACTGCGAGTGGAAACATAAATGCGGGTGGTACAATAACTGCAAACAACTATGGTGGAAACATAAGTGGTTCATTAACTTCAACTGGTTCAGTTGGACATTTAATCGTTGGTGGTGGAAATTTCTCATCAGCTTCATTAGCAGCTGCGGTTGCGGGTACTGATAATTTAGGAAATCATACTGCTACACAAGATTTAAATTTAGGTAATAATGATATTTTTGCTGTTACAAACATAACCGCAAGTGGAAACATAAGTGCTAGTGGTAATTTTACCACACTTTCAACTGGTTCATTTGGGGCAGTTGAAGCAACAACTGTTAATACTGATGATATAACTGTAGCTAACAGTATAACACATGATAGTGATTCGGATACAAAAATATTTTTTGCAAGTGATACCATAGCTATGCAGGCTGGTAATACAACATTTATTACAGCTCTTGAAACTACACAAGATATTTTAACTTTAGGTGATGGTAATGATGTTGATATTAGACTTAGAGGTAGTGGTTCTGCAACAGCATTATTTGTTGAAAGTACTACTAATCAAGTTGGTATTGGAACAACTTCACCACGTGCACAATTAGATGTTCAAGGTACTATAAGTGCAAGTGGTAATATATTTACAAGTGGTGACATAACCGCTAGTGGAACAATTAAAGCACCATCAATAGAAGCTTTAGGTAATAGTTCAACAATAAAAGATTTTAAAACAATAAGTGGTTCATTAGGTTCAACTGGTTCATTTGGACAATTAAACATAGGAACTGATAAAAGTTCAGGTGTATTGGGTCAAGCCGATGGTAAATTAACCGTTGGGGGGCGAATAGAACCATCTGGATCATCTGTTAACATAGGTTTAAGCACCAAACCATTTAATGCGATACATGTAGACAGATTATTTATGCATATGGATGGATCACCAAGTGGCACTCAAATATCCGCAAGTGGATTTGAAGTTGGTCCAGATGG